ACGGCCATCATCTGCAGGAATGTGCGATCTGCCTCGGGCATATCGGCGCAGACGAACGGGACATTGGCCTCCAGAAGACCGGCAATGAAGTGGACATTGCGAGCCAGGCGATCAAGTTTGGCGATGACCAGAACGGCCTTGGTGCGCTTGGCCGTGGCCAGTGCGGCGGCGAGCTGGGCGCGATCGTTCTTGCGGCCTGACTCGACCTCAGTGAACTCGGCCACGAGCTCTGCCTGGCCGATGTGACGGGCGACTGCCTCGCGCTGGGCATCCAGGCCAAGGCCTGACTGGCCCTGGCGGTCGGTTGAAACACGGTAGTAGGCGACGAACTTGGACATGATCAGGCCTCCTGCGCGGCGCTGATGATGGCTTTCATCTCGGCAGACTTGTAGCCAGCGAGCGCCTCGTCGAAGGTGCGAAAGTGCCGGCCACTGGACTTCCATGCTTTGTGTGAGGCGTTGTTACAGCATACTTGGATGAAACCAAATTGGCTGATGTAAACCTTGGCTGAAGTCTTGCCGCAGGCGGCTTCGATGTACTTACCGCTAAGTACTGTCTCGCTGATGGTGATGGTGACGGTAGTCATGTTTGCAACTCCTTGCGCTTCATCTGCGCGTTGAACATGACTCCATTGTAGTCGAGTTTGTATATCGGTTGACAATACGCCAAAGGTACTCACAACATTAGGACAAACCCTATGATGTTGGTTTTTTGTGCGTCACGCCTTCCGTTGCGATACCCGCAGGATATACACTTGACGCATGGACAAACGCACCACACCCTTTTTGATTCGCCTGCGCCCGGAGACGCGAGCCCTGCTCGACCGCGCTGCAGAAGACCAACGCCGCAGCAGGGCATCGCTCGTTGATGAGGCCGTAAAGGCTCACCTCGAGGCCCGTTATGGCAAGCTCGACACGCGGATCGAGCGCTTCCTGATGGGGTCGAAGCAATGACCCACAAGTTCGACTACAACTGGACGCTCGCAGACGCGGCCTTCACAAAGGATAAGGGCAAGGTCTTCTCCTGCTTTGCCTGTGGCGGTGGCTCGACCATGGGCTACAAGCTGGCGGGGTTCGATGTCATAGGCTGCAACGAGATCGACCCCAAGATGATCGAGGCCTACAAGGCTAATCACGCACCCAAATACGCCTACCTTGAGCCCATCCAGACCTTCAAACTGCGCGAGGACTTGCCCAAGGAGCTCTTCAACCTCGACATCCTTGATGGGTCACCACCCTGCTCTAGTTTCTCCATGGCCGGAAGCAGGGAGGCTGATTGGGGTAAGGAGAAGAAGTTTCGGGAGGGTCAGGCCGAGCAGGTGCTCGACACCCTCTTCTTCGACTTCATCGACCTAGCCAAGAAGCTACAGCCCAAAGTGGTGGTGGCCGAGAATGTTAAGGGCCTGCTCCTTGGCGAGGCCAGGGCGTATGTCCTTCGCATCCTCAATGCCTTCGATGAGGCCGGCTACTTTGTGAATTACTGGCTGCTAGATGCCTCCACCATGGGCGTGCCACAGCGCAGGGAGCGGGTCTTCTTTCTTGCCCTGCGCAAAGACCTTGCGGAGCCATTCCTCGAGCAGGTCGATATGTTCACGGTCGCCCCGCGGATAGACATGAACTTTAACGAAAGGCCCATCCAGTTTGGCGACATCCAGGATGGCGAGGGCCGTTTGTTGAGCGAGAACATGAAAAAAATCTGGGAAGGCCGTATCGAAGGCGACTCGAGCCTAGTGCAGGCCTGCGAGCGCATGACTGGCAAGACCAAGTACTTCAGCCAGAGTTATGTCTACAGGGACAAGGTGGCATCCACCCTGACGGCCCACGAGGACAGCTTGGTGCTCTTCGATGAGCCCAGATACACGAGCAGGCAGGAGGCCTGTTGCATTGGGTCATATCCCCAGGACTACAACTTCCTCAACAACAAGCCTCACTACCTCATTGGGATGTCGGTGCCGCCCGTTATGACGGCGCAGATAGCAAGCCGCATTCACGAGAACTGGCTGTCCAAAATCCAACCTGAGCCATTGATACTGAATGACAAAGCAGTAACTGAGGAGGCCATGCAATGACACATCTGGAAGCCATGCTGCTGCTTGATATGGCCAAGCAAGGCCTGCCCGTGCCCGCTGAGGTGGTGGCCTGGGCGCTGACCGTGACAGGCGATGCCGTCCAGAAGAACTGGGCCGCGCATCAGGAGGTGGCCGACTTTGTGCAGGCGCTCCGCAACGGGGGCCTGCTATGAACCCGGCGATTCTCGCGCTCGACCTAGGTACCACCATGGGCTGGGCCTGCAGGCCAACTGACGGCACCGTGGCGCACGGCTGGGTGTCGCTCAAGGGCGGCAGGTTTGAGGGTGGCGGGATGCGCTTCCTGCGCTTCTCACGCTGGCTCACCGAGATCCGCGCTAATGTGGGCGAGATCAATGCGGTCTATTTCGAGGAAGTCAGGCGGCACGCCAGCACCGATGCGGCCCATGTCTACGGTGGTCTGATGGCCACCCTCACCGCCTGGTGCGAACAGAACCAAGTCCCCTACCAGGGCGTGCCGGTGGGCACGATCAAGCGACACGCGACCGGGCGCGGCAATGCCGACAAGGCGGCGGTCATTGAGGCCATCCAGGCCAAGGGGCACCCAGTCACCAACGACAACGAGGCAGACGCGCTGGCGCTGCTCTATTGGGCAATCGAGGAGGAGCTATGACCCAAAACATTCTGACCCTTGCCGCGATCTGCGGACTCGGCGTGATCGCCACCGCGCTGGCGCTGGCCATCCTGACCAAGCTGCTGGAGGCTTTCGATGCATAGTCATTGGCCATTCCCAGCAAAGCAGGATGACAAGCCGAGCCATCCCCCGCCGGCCAACCCTGGCAAGCCGACCTTCCGTGAGCTCCTGGACGAGCTCGGGGAGGCGACATGGTGACCTACCGCTATGTCTTGATCGTGCTGGACGAGCGCGGCGAGGAGATCGAGCGCAAGGATGCAGACGCAGATGTGAGGGCGCTCAAGCAGCGCATCGTGGATCTGCAGGAGCTCCTGGACGCGACCCGGCGCATCGCGCTCGAGGCCAACGACAAGATCATCAGGGGGGAGTAATGGACTGCCCCACCTGCAAGGCCTGGGCCGAGGTCAAGGACACCCGCCCCCGCAAGGAAGACAACACCCGCTATCGGCGCTATGAGTGCGCCAATGGCCACCGTTTCAGCACGCTGGAGCAGGTGCTGCCGCCAGAGATCGCCATCCAGGCACGGCTGGCCAACCTGGCCAAGGCGCGGCAGGCGTATCAGGAGCGGCGAGCATGACAGGCCGCAGATCACCCTACTACGGTCAGCTAATGACCGAGAGCCTGCCAAGCGAGGTCAAGAAGATCTGGTACAGCCGGGACGATGAGCTCGATCCCCTGCCGAGCTGGCGCTGGTCATTCCAGCACCAGACCGACATGGAGCAAGTCGAGCAGCGAGAGCTGCTGGTCAAGATCCTGGAAGCAACCATCCTGACCGACAAAGAATCCAAGGCCATCGAAATGGTGGCCATCGGCAGCGCGACCTTTGCAGACCTTGCCGACGAGATCAGCGTCACCAATGCCAGAGCTCAGCAGATCTACAACCACGCCATCCGCAAGCTCCGCAAGATGCAGGCTGCATTCACCGGCATCCCAACTTGGGATCTGCTGTCCGAGATATACACCTGGCGGGCTTACAGCTCGATCAGAAGACACAAGGGGCGCATGGCATGAGCCTATCGAATCATCAGGTATTCATGCTCAAGCACTTCGCCATGGGCTGGAAATTCAAGCTGGACAACAAGGTCAACGGCAGCTGGTGCACCTACTGGTCGCTGCGCCGCCGTGGCCTGGTCAATGCAGGCAGCGTCATCACAGACCTGGGTCGCAAAGTGCTGGCCAAGGAGCTGCGGCTGCAGGCCAAGAGGGAGGCCAAGAAGTGAAGCTCACCAAGCCCACCTACCGGCGCACCAGGAACATCCCCAGCCCAACCTACCAGGTGCTGCTCAAGGGCGAGGCCAGGGTGCTGTACCACCACTGGCTGGCCACGGGCGACAAGGCCAGCGTTGAGCGCAGGCTGGCAGTCGTTGACAAGGTGTACGGGGAAGGCGCACAGCTGCGGGTCAGGCGGCTGATGCGGGACATCAAACGAGAGCTCGAGACATGAGCGCCATGCCAGAGAATATCGTCCCATTCCAGCTTCCCAAGAAGCCCAAGGTGCGTCAGAAGATCGCACCGCCAGACCAGCGCACCCTCGCCGTGGTGCCAATCCGAGCCATCGCAGACAAGGATCTGGGAGACGCAACCTTCCGCGCACTCGCCCTGCTCTGCTCCTACTGCAACCGCGCTGGCATCACCTGGGTCAGCCAAAAGAAGATGGCCGAGGTATCCAACATGAGCCAGCAAGCCATCAGCAAACACATCGCCAAGCTCACCAAGCTGGGCTATGTCGAGGTCGTCCGCAAAGGCTTCAGAGGCGAACGAGCCAACACCTGGAGAGTCATCTTCGACCAGTCAGTGGACGCTGACACAGCCATCGCAGTCACCAACCCAATCGAGGACACCCGGCCACCAACCATGCGGGACGACAAACCAGACCCAGAAGGCCAGCGAAAGATCGCCAGCCTCATCGCCAAAGCTCTCAAACCAACCGTAACCAAGAAGGAGTACACCATGCCCAAAGGCAAACCAACCAGAACAGTCCAGGAGATGCAGAACAGCATCGCCAAAGCAAAGCAAAAGAAGGCCTCCAAAGCCGACTCATTCACAACCTCAGAAGTTGTACATGAGGAGGCCTCTCATTCACAACCAAAAGAGCCTCCATACACAACCTCATACACAACCTCAGAGGTTGTACAGAACACAGAGAACACAGGTATAGATAAGGTTATTTATAGAGAT